AGGTCGGAGCGCCGCTGAAATACGATGTCCAGCTCTATGGCGACCGGTAGGCCCGCCGCCGCGCCCCGGAGCTTGGCATATCGCATGGCTGCCCGCGTCTGGGTAGCGACGCTGCCGCCGTATGCGCGGGTCCTGGCTGGGGTGTACGTCTGTTTTCTGCTACCCAGACGCGGGCGTCCCTTGGGGACTGGCTGGCCGAGTATACGGAAGTCGAGGGCGGGCACGGTCATTTCGCCCTCACGGTCGGTCTGCACACCTCGATCGGGCGGACCAGCGATCTCCACCCTGCTTCGTAGCTGCCGAGCATGTAGAGGGCCCTCGCCCGGATGTCTGCCGGCACGTCTGCCGGCCCTGGCACGCGGCCGGCCAGGCCGTTCTCGGCGTCATCCAGCATTCGGGCCACGGCATTGGCGCCGTACTGCTCGAGCAGCGCGACGGCGAGGTGTTCTGTGGGCGTCACGCTGAGCCCCTCCGGGGCGGGTTGTCCAGCAACCAGTCCCCGGGGCTCTGTGGGCGCCACATCCCACGCGTCAGCCGGTACGCGTTGAGCAGCAGCACACCCAGCATCCCGCGCCTGCGCAGCTCTCGAGCGGTGCTACCCAGCGCCTCCACACTGGCGGCCCGGACTGGCAAGGGGGCGCCGTGCACAAACACGCGCGCACGCTTGTGATCCGCCGCTGACGGCCGCATAGCCTCCGGGCCCAACCCTGAACCCAGGAAGACCACGGCGGCCCCGCGCTTGCGTAGGCCGTCGATGCGCTGGGAGATCTGTACGCGGGCGTCCTGGAGCGTCAGCCCCGGGTGATCGAGGTACACATGCACGGCGAGCAGCGCCAGCGCGCCGGCCGCCTGCTCGTCCACTGCCTGATCCATGTGGTCCATGGGCGGCAAGGGGGGGCTCATCGGACCCCCGTGCCCTGCTCGGCCGACAGCGCCTGCGCCCGCTCATCGGACAGCAGCCCGTAGCGCGCAAGTGCCATGTCCTCCGGGGTGCACCCCAGCAGTGGTGCCAGCACATGCCAGCACTCAGCGTGAGGCAGCCCCCGCCCGTTGGCCCACGCGCTCACAGCTTGTCGGCTGACGAAAACGCCGCTCTCGCGGAGCGCAGCGGACAGCCCGGATTTTGTCAGCCCGCGGGCTGACATCTGCGTCTCAATCAGGGTGTTGAGGTCCATGCCCCGATGATACTCCGGGAGGGCCGGGAGGGCAAGCGGTTCTGGTGTGAAAGTTTCTGCTTGCCCCCTGGCCTGCCCCCTGGTAGGATTTTTTTGCGGCAGCGGACGCTGGCCGAGACAGGGGCAGCATGGAACGTCTGTTCAGCCAGATCACAACCTCCTCATGGGGCTGCCGGCCCTATAACGCCGATGACCTCACCCCGTACCAGCGAGCGACAGGAGGTGGCACCCCATGACCCCTCTCGACATCCTCGCGGGCCTGTCGCTTGTTTCAATCGCCCTCTTTTTGTTCGTTTCAAACATGGATATCGCCTGATGCAACGCTACTCACCAACACCCAGCCCCGAGACCATCGCGCGCTGGAAGGAAGACGTGGGCGCTGTGGCGCTCATGCTGGCCTTTGGCCTCGTGCTGTGGTGTCTGTCTCAGCCGGCGACCACGGTGCTGTGGTGGTCGATGGTGACGCGATGAGCCCCACAGCCAAAGACAACAGGGAGAACGACTGATGGCACCACGAGTCAACAAGGACGGAACGATCAAGCTCCACGGCAAAGACTACGCGCCGGTGGCTCTGCGTGTCCAACGCTTCCGTGAGCGGCACTCTATCACGGACGGTTGGGCGATCCATACCGAGCTGGTCTCTCGCGACGACGAGTGCGTTGTGTTCCGCAGCGCCATCGTCAACCCTGACAACAAGGAAGTGGCCGTCGGGTTCGCCGAGGAGTACCGGGCGGCGAGCACGATCAACAAGACCAGCGCCCTGGAGAACTGTGAGACCAGCGCGATCGGTCGCGCCCTGGCTGCCGCGGGGTTCGCTGGCACCGAGTACGCCAGCGCCGATGAGCTGGCGAACGTGATGCAGCAAGCGCGGCAGGCCGCAGAGCACCCGAGCTGGGGGGCGGATCGTGTGGGGTTCTGCGCCGCCCTCCGTGGCGAATTCGGTCTCTCCTATGACCAGGTGGCGGCACGCATGGAGGAGCTGGGTAACGGGCGCCCCCGCGACTGGCCGCGTGAGGACCGGATCGCGCTGTTCAAGGCTATCAAGGCCGGTGAGCATCCCGAGCTGTACCGGCCTGAGACGGTATGAACGCCCCCAACTCAACATCTCCAGGCTCCGTCGCCGAACGACTACAGGAGGTACGCATCAGCCACGAATTCACCGTAGCCGAGCTCGCCCGCCGGTCCGGGGTGAGCGAGTGCACCATCCGCGATCTCGAGGCCGCACGCCGCGACACCCGGTGCCAGACCATGGTCGCACTGTGTCAGGCGCTGGGCGTGTCGATGGACTGGATGATGGGCCTGGAGCGGCGGTCAGAGCAAGGCGACCGGCTCGCGGAGCTCGTGGAGCAGATGGATCGTGCTGAGGCGCACCAGAGGCAGGCGAACGCCCTGTGGGGGGCTGTGCGCGGCCTGGCCACCCGGGAAGCCCTGTCACGGGCCCTGGGGGGCTGATGTCTGAGAACGTATGCAAGTACCGCGGCTGCGGGCTGACCCCAGCGAAGGGGGGCTTCTGCACGCGCCACGCCGCCGAGTTCGAGGTCGACGAGAGCCAGCGCGGCAGGACGGCGGCGCAGCTCACCAGCGCACGTCCTGGGGGCTGCTCGCACGAGGGGTGTAGAGCCAAGGTCCGGGCGCGAGGGCTCTGCGCCAACCACTACAGCCAGGCCCGCCGCGCAGAACGCCGCGCTGCGGGCCTCCTCTGCTCCAGCGGACGCTGCGTGAAGGCGGCGCTCTCGGAGGGGTTTTGCGCCACCCACTACCACAAACGAAAGCGCCCGGAGCCCCGTGCTCCAGCGCCGCTGCCCCCTCCACCAGAACCCACCCCCGTCATCGAGGCCCCACCCGTGAAGCCGGCCACCAACGCTCCCGCTCTCCGTGACCTCCCCCTCGGCGAGGGGCGAGCCTTGCGCTTCGATCTGCCCGCTGACGGTGTGTCGGTCGCAGAGTGCGGCCGGGTCTATCTGCACCTGCTGACACTGGCCTCAGACTTCGATCCGGCCGCACACTGGCCCCAGGCTGCCCCGTCGCGACCGGTGGCTCCCGAGCGCACTGGCTGATGTCTCCCCCAGCCCCAAACGCACCCTGTGCCGGCCACCAACAGCCCGCCCCACGGGGTCAGCACTCGTGCAATGCCTGCGGTGCGGGGGGGTTGGCGGTGAGTCAGCTCACCCTTCCTCTCGGCCCCCACCTGCGATCGGTGCTCGTGGTGGCGTTCGGCAGGCGCGTGGTGTGCCGGGCTAACGGCTCCGCGGGGGCGGCACGGCTGGACCTCCCGATCGAGAGCTACCCACCGCGTCAGGAGCCGTGCCGCGACTGCGAGCACCGGGAGCGACCGGAGTGCGCGGTGGTAGAGGGCTGCCCGGAGGCAGAGGGGTGGCGCGCTGCTCAGGCGGCCTACGCCGCCGCTGTGGGCGGATCAGTATGAGCCAACAGGTGATGGCCTTTGGATCCGGCTCGACCCTGCGCCGTGGCCTGCGACTGTCGGTGGGCGGCACCCCCGGTGTGGTGGAGGGGCCCGCCCGGGATCCGGGCTGCTGGTACTGGAGCGCCGAGCGCGTCGCTGACGGGGTGGCCGTGATCAGGGCTGATCGGGGTCGCGTGTTGGTGGTGATCCCGCCGCAGTGACTACGGCACCTGTGACCCAGGCGGGAGCGCCACCACTGGGCCGGTGACCACCGCCACCCCTCGGCGAGTGAGTAGCACCGTAACGTCGCTTGCGTGAGCATCCAGCCACGCGACCACCTCCTCAACACGGGCTGGCCGGCGCCCCGCAGCCACCTCACTGACGCGGCCACGCCGCACCCTCCCGCCGTCGGCGAGCTGGGCGCGACTGAGCCCCATCGCCTCAGTGAGCCCGTCGACCAACGCGGCGCCGATGACCGCGCGCGTGTCCTGTGTCCGTGTCGTGGTATCCATACGCATACGCTATGCGCGCGGGGGCCGCCCGGCAACGGGAGGGCGCGCGTGGCCCGCTGGGGAGTCTGTGAGAGTGTGCGCGCACCCTGGGATGCGGCAAAATATGCGGAAATATGAAAATCGTGGCCCCATACGCTTGACGGGTACGCATATGCGAATAAGTGTACTGTGTAGCCAGCGAGCCAAAATGAAAACCGCCCTCAGAATCGTCGCCGAAATCGCCCAAAGCGTGACCCTCCCGGCCGCCATCGACGCGATCGGCGACACCATGGCGATGAGGTCGAGCCGACGCATCGCCACCTGGGCCATCGCCCAGATCCTCACCGCTGGCCTGACACTGGCAATCACCACCCACACCGACGCTGCCGACACCCTGCCGGTAGCCCGCACCGAGCAGCGCGCCTGAGTGCGCGAGGAGCATAGCCACAATGACCCGCCGATACTACGCCTACGAGACCGACTACGCGGGGGCCGCCTGGACCTCCAACGATGGATCGACCGCGCTGGCGGCCACCCTCCACGCGTTCCCGTCCGCTCGTGAGCGCGACGCATGGGTAGACGACGGCGCAGCCGACCCCCAGCAGCGCCGCGTCGCGTTCAAGCGCCACGATCCGCCCTACGGTCATCGGATCGGCCGATCCGAGCTGCGCGATCATCGGGCCGACGGCTCGATCGATCTCGTCACCTATCAGCGGTATCGGGGAGGATGGGAAGAGATCCGGCTCGATGGGTTCGTCCGCGCCGCGGGCTGATTGAGGCGCGCGACATCCGCTCATCGGGTGTCCCGCTCCGCGCTCAGCGCGACCGACCACCACCGGAGTCATCATGCCTCGCGATCCCGACATCTTCTCCTCCCTCTGCCAGTCGATCGTCACGCGCTACGCGGTTGCCGCCGTCAACATTCAGACCCGTTCCGACGAGGAGGAGGGGTGGGAAGAGATGAAGGTGACCGCGTACTTCGACATCGACGTCGAGCCACTGGACACGGAGCCACTGTGGCAGGCGATCGATCGACTGTTCCCGGAGTGGGCTCCCGATGGCGCCGGCTCTCTCGGCGGCCCGGGAACCCTCCCCCGCGTGGGCGCCTACCGTAGTTTCGAGTCGGCCACCTACGCCCGCGACCTGGGGGCCATGTGATCTACGCCCTCGTTACCGGTCTCGCCTGCGCTGCCCTGGGCTACCAGGCCGCGGGCCCGGCGGGGGCCGGCGTTGGGGCCGTCATTGGGGTTGTAATGGGGTGGCTCGCCCGGTAATTACGGGCCCGCCAACCTGAGCCCCTCGTACTCCTCGCACCCAGCCGGCGTGCTCCCGTGCTCCGCTGCGAGCAGGCACAGAATCAGCGTCATCTGGTCGAGCTGCTCCTTGACCGCGTCGTCGGTGGCTGTGACCTCCGCCTGCGGCGCGGTCATCGCCGACGTCCCCAGCGACCCAACGCCAGCACCCAGCAGGCCCACCAGGATCATCCCCACGTAGCGGTGCACCAGCGCGTCGAGCAGCTTCACCAGCATCGCGCCCGGTGTGAGCTTCGGCACCGCCTCTGCTGCCGCTTCGGTCCCCGTCGCCTCCGTCATCACGCACCCCCCACAAGCTGCACAGCCCACGCACCCAGCAGAACCGCTGCCGCACCGCCAGCCATCGACGCCCCGATCCGCACGCCCGGTCGCTGCAACACCGGCACCGGCGCGCGCTCCGCGGCGAGCTGCTCCTGGAGGACGAGCGCGCGCTGTTGCTCCACCGCCAGCTCATAGGCGGCCCGCTCGACCTCCAGCGCGTACATCGCCCGCACCGTGCGCGAGTCATCCGCCAGCAGCTCCAGGTGACCCCAGACCACCGTCGCTAGTGCGACCCCCTCGCAGTCCAGGACGGTACCGGGGACCACCGCCAGCTCGGCGCACTGGCCGTTGGCGATCGCCTGCTCGACCTGGCCCGCGGTCTGGGTGGGGCGCGGGGGCAGGCCGGCGTAGGCCGGTGTGGTGCAGGCCAGGAGCAGGAGAACGATCCTCATCGCCGCCCCCTCCGGAGCTTCGCCAGCTCCGCAGCGCTCTGCGGGCTGGTCGCAGCCTCCTCGATCATCTCGGCGTCGCCCTCGGCGCCCTCGGTGATGATGGCCGCGGAAGTGTCCACCAGACTGTCCACCAGACTGTCCACCGACGGCTCCGCCTGGGGGGCGGTTGTCGTGACGCCTGGACCGGCAGATGTCCTGCCACGTGACCAGGCCCACAGCGCGACAACGACTGCGACGACGCCGGTGGCGACGGCCGCGCTGGTGGTGGCGCTCACGGCTTCCGCCCACTGGGCTCTTTTGCCCCCCAGTGCCTGCCGGCGTGCCCGACAGCGCCGCCGGTGGCGACCATGGCCACGCACATCCCCAGCGTGCCGAGCACGTCAGCGACGGCCGACAGTTCAGCGCCGCGCACTCCCAGCAGCAGCGCCAGTAGTACGCCGGCACCGAGCAGGAGCAGAGCAGCCAGCCCTAACTTCGCGACCTCGATGGTGCGCGAGGAATGCGCCGGCCCACCGGGCGGAGGTGTGCCCGCTGGTGGTGCTGCGGTGGCCAGCGCGGGGACGGTCACGGCCGATGCTCCTGCTTGATCCGCCCGATCGTGACGAAGTCGCTGCGGTAGACGATGGGGCGCACCTGCACGCAGGCGCTGGGGGTGTTGCCGTTGGTGTTGGAGCCGCCGCCGTTAGCTCCGATGCACACGCCGGCCCCGAGCACCACGGTCACGTGGGAGATGCGCCCGCCCCGGCCGTAGAAGGCCATGTCGCCGAGCTGCGCGTCAGCGAGTTCAACGGGGTCGCAGGCGTTGGCCAGGTCGTGCGCGCTCTTGTCGTGCCAGGCGCCTGGGCGAACCTGCCGGAGCCGCAGGAGAGCCGCCTGGGCGAACCCCGAGCAGTCGAAGGGGCCCGCCGGCCAGCGGCCGGCAGCGTCCCGCAGGTCCCCCGCCCCCCAGGAGTACCGTGCGCCGAGCGCGCGAAGGAGGTCGTAGACCTGCGGGTCGGTGGTGTCGAGGTGGGGCATCACCTCTCCCGCGGGTGGACACGACCGCGGAGCTCCGCGACCGTGGCCTCCAGCTCCGCGATGCAGTCGCCTTCACCCATCGGCCACCTCCCGAGAGCGTCAGATCACACCTGGAGCGGGGTCTCGCCGCCCGTGTAGTAGAACGTGCCGTCGGTGGGGTCGGCCTCCTTGACCACTCCGACCACTACCCGGTAGTGGCCGGCGTCGGGCGCGGAGGCTGTCACCTTGCCCGCGTTCGCGCCGCCGTCGAGGTAGACAGGGTCGCCCGCGGTGGCGTTGGCGAGTCCGGTGTACGGGCCGAGCACCTCGCCTTGGTGGGCGACCATGTTCTTGGCGTCGTCGAGGACTCCGGCCTCATTCATCGCGCCGATGATGCGAGCCTTGGCCAGCACCTCGTTGTCGGCCTTCCTCACCTTCCCCGTCGAGGAGTCGATGTAGACGAAGTCCCACTGGGAGACGGTCTCTCCGCAGGTGACCGAAAGGAAGCTGTCGATGCCGGTGTGGGTGTGACCAGTGGCGTTGCCGCCGTCGAACAGCTCGTCGAACTTGACCTGTGTGAAGTTCGCTGTCGCGGCGACACCGCCGATCTTCAGGGACGCGCCTGCCGGGATGTCGAGGGTCGTGAAGTCCCATGCGCCCGAGACGGACTCGACGGCGGACTTGTCGAGGAGGTTCGCAGCAGCGATGCCCTCGATCGAGGTGAACCCGGTGATTGTCGCACCGCCGGCGCCAGTCAGGGCCACGCCATTCACGGTCGGGATGCCGGTGAAGGTCCACGCGCCGCCGACAGACTCGGCGGCGGACTTGTCGAGGAGGTTGTCCGCGATGATGCCGGCGATGGTGCCCGACGCGGTATTGTTGACGGTGATGTTGAGCGCCTTGAACTCGTCGGTGGACGGGTCCCACGGCTTCAGAATGCCGGCGGCGTAGTAGATGGGATTGATGAAAGCCACGGTGGGCTCCTGAAAAAGAGGGTCTGATCGCGATCAGTTCAGTCAGTTCAGTCGATCAGGCCGAGCCCTTTTCCAGACAGGTAGAGCAGCGCCGCGAGAACTGTAGCACGGCGTCAGCCGCATGACGCGCACCATTCAGCCCCGCGACGTGCTTCTGGTAGCTGGCCTCCAGGGCAGCCATACGCCGCTGTGCGTCCATGACGAACTGCTGAGCCACCGACGCGCCCTGTTTGAAGTTGACCTCGGACTCGACCAGCATCTGGTCGATGTTGTCGAGGGCCTCGCTCGCCTTGGCGCGAAGCCTCGCCACCGACTCGGGGTCTGTGAAGTCGTACTCGTCGAAGTTTACAGCGAACGCGCTGGGGGGCGCCTCTTTCATCGGATCACCCTCAATAGGGATTGGAAGGTGGCATAGAGGGCGGCTTCATGGCTGGCCGCGTACTCGGTGCGGAGCCTGTCGGCGTCGACGCCGGGGAACGTGAAGCGCGCCCTGGCACGCCCTGTGCGCTCGATAGAGGGTGCGATCCCGGTGCGGATCTGCACCCACGCGGCGATAAAGGCATCCTCGAGGACGAGCATCAGACCACCATCAGCAGGCGCTGGATGGCCAGGTCGAGATCGGTGGCGGACGCGGCGACTCCGAGCCGCTGCGCGAGGACCTCAGCACCAGCGAGCGGCGCGATGGCGGTGGTGCCGCCTGTCGCCGCCAACCAGTAGACCGCGCCTGGCGTCAATCCAGACAGGCCGGAGACCCGGCCGGCGCCAGCAGCACGGCAGGTGGTCGCGGTCAACTTCTCGGCCACCACGTGGGTGGCCGCCTTCGCTGTGTCGTCACCGCGCGCCAGGGCGACGCTGTCGGTGCCGTCGACGTAGACCGGGGAGCCAACGACCGCCGCGGCGGGGCAGGAGTAGTCCTGCTGCACAGCGCCCTGAGCGCTGGGGGCCGGGATCTCATCCCACTCCAGCGGGGTCGTACCCAAGACGTACCCACCAACCGGCAGATCCGTCGTCAGCCTCCAGGTCGTGTCCTTGCCTTTGGTCCCCCGCCCAACCTTCACCTCGATACCGTCGACCAGGTCCCGGCCTGACCGCATCTTGGAGTGGCGGACCATGGGCTGCCCCTCGGCAACCCACGCCCACAGCGCGGCCTCTGTGAGGTCGTCCTGCCGGGGCAGCATGACGGCAGCGAACTGCGTCAGGGTCAGGCCGTCCCACAGGGGGGAGTTGGCTGCGGGGGCGCTGGAGACGTCGACGTTGCCCTGCGCTGCGCAGCGGGCGATGAGGGTGGTGCGCGCCGCGGTGGCCGGCGATGGCGTGACCCGGGCCACCTCACAGCTCCAGGATGAGCGTGACGCTGCCTGAGGTGGACGAGCGCGCCACGAACGCTGCGTTCGTGGCGCCCATCGGGTAGCCCTTGCGCAGCGCCGGGTCGACGGATCCGTCGGCGGGGACCGGGATGCGGTGGGTACCGACAGCGCCATCGTCCTCGGGGGTCTCCACCGAGCTGGGGTCGCCGTTGTTGTCGAACGCCAGGAAGCCCTGCTCACCCTCGGGGATGACGGTGAGCTTGCCGGGCCGACTGGGGAGCAAGATCTTCCGCCAGGTGGTGCCCACCGTCAGGGTGTAGATCCAGGGGTAGGCGTTAACTGCGGTGAGGTCGATTTCAGCCATGGTGGGCTCCTACGCGCGGTTGTCTCGAGCGGAGTCGAGCAGAAATAGGATGGAGAACAGCCAGCGGGTTCCGCTCCATCGCTTCGCAGCGATCTCGCCGAGCTGGTCGGTGTAGAACATCCCGGCGTCGGTCAGCGCTACCGCCCCCCCCAGCGGCAGCCAGCCCCACGACGGGTCGGCCTCGTACTCAAGGGTGAGCACAACGGAGGAGCGCTCGCGCACCAAGTCCCGCAGGATGGCGGCGGCGGTGGCCTCGTCGTAGACCGTGTGCGTCGAGACGGTCTCTCGGCGGGGGCCGTGGCGGGAGGCAGCGATGCGAGAGTAGGCCGTCGAGCGCTCCCCTCGCAGTTGTGGCTGGGCGCTGCCGGACAGGTGGAGCACCCGCCCGTAGTCCTGGGAGCCGGACCGCGGCGCGAACTCGATGGTGATTTCGGTCGTCAGGTCGGCAGTGTCGCGCTCCACCTGCACCGGTCCGAACCGTCGGAAGTCGGGGCCCGCGGTGATCGACACAGCGTCTGCTGGCGTGGCAGCACCAGTGTCGTGGAGAATAGGGTAGAGCCCGGCGGGTCCACGGCGGATGGTGATAGGGAGCAGCTCCAGGATGGGCTGCAGCCAGTCCCACGGCGCCGCGTCGGGATCATTGATGAATGTATCGATCTTGTAGGCATTCAGGCGAAACGCTGCGGCCCTGAAAGCCCCGTGATCGATGGGGATTGATGACTGCGCCAGCGCCCAGCGCAACACGTCGCCGAAGCCCCTTAGGCCGCCGGGGCCGTAGTTGTTGTACAGGCCGTGGCCGACCGCAATGTACCAGGCGATCCGGTAGCTGTTGGCCTCGCGCACGCCGGCCGAGGCGCCGGTGATGTCCACCACAGCGACGGCGTGCCCCAAGTTGTCCGCGGTGTTCTCAGCGGACGCGAAGAACATTGGCTCGTCATCGGCAGCAATTCCGACCGTCGTCTCGGTCACATGGTGGCCCGCGATGAGCAGCCTCTCGACGCCAGCGCCGGGGGTCGAGTCGAATTCGACGGGGTAGGCAGGGCTGACCCCGTGGCGCCGCAGTTCCCCACCATCGAGGTACTGACCTGGGGCGCCGATGATGATCGGGTAAGGCTTGCCGTGGTTGTCGGTCACCGCGCCGTCTGTCGACGACCACGTATCAGGCCCCATGCGCGCCGCTGGTGAGAGCAGGCGTGCGACGTCCTCGGCAGCGCTTCCCACGATGGTGAAAGCGGCCCAGCCCTCATGGCGCTCCGGGTCGCCGTACTGCGGCTGGGAAACCTCGCCAGCGAGGTGGACGACACGCCCCTCATAGGCTGTGACCGGGACACCGCCACGGGTGACGACGGACGCCACGGTCGCCAGCGCACCTTGGAGATGGTGGCCCCGCCGATGGGCCTGAATCAGGTTGACGGGGAACAGTAGCTCGATCGACACCTCCGCCGCTGACACGCTGGTCGACAGGCGGTCCATCGTCTCGGCGAATTGCACGTCACCCAGCTCACCAAAGAAGGTGAGCTCCCCATCGTCCGAGTCGAGCGTCAGCGGCAGCGAGGCCCACCTGTGGAGCCGGCCGGCGTACTCCACCTCGACCAGCCAGACCAGGGTGCCGCCGCGGACCAGGTTGGAGCGGTGGTGCGCCGGCATCAGACCATCTCCCGGATGATCGCGCGCGCGACCCGGAAGACCTCACCAAGGCTGTGGGCGTTCTCGTCTCCAAGCACGCTCTCAAGTCGAATCTGGGGATCAACCCGCCCAGCCATGAAGCTGCGGCGTCGCCCAAACGTGATGACGTCGGTGCCGTTGGTGACGACGCCGACAGAGGGCAGGTAGACCACGGTGGGATTATCGGCCGACCCCTGCCGATGGAGAATATCCACCAGCCCGGCGAGCTGGAGCGGGGTATCCCGAGTCAGCGCCACAGCCTCAGCGCCCATCGACGTGCTCGCCTTGATGTAGTCCGGGCTGGCGCTGTCGCCCCAGATCTGCCCCGTGTCCACACCCTCCACCCAGGCCAACTCCACGATTCGCGCTGGTGGGGAGATGAACCGAGAACGGGTCACGTTGTCAGAGGAGCGCGCGGCCCCTGCGCCCGCCTCCACCTCGATGACCCGCCCTCGGCTGTATTGGTGACCGAAGACCTCCACCCATCCAGCGATGAGGTTCCCCAACTCAAAGTAGCCGTCGGGGTTGGACTGTGCGTCGATAACCACACGGTAGCCGGCGTACCTCGCCCCGAGCAGGTTGAGTAGGACGGTGAAGTTACGTGGAACCACCCGCATCACAACACCAGACACCGGATCGGTGAGTTCTACGCCATCAAGAATGATGGTGGAGTGCTTGCCGGCGTAGCCTCCGGCGCCACCCATGCCGCCGGTGTTGGTCACGATTCGCCGGAACGTCGTGCCACCCATGTCCACGTAGCCGCCCGCGAATTCGCCCGCCTCGAAGATCGGGCCGTCGTCGTCAAGGCCCCCACCCTGGACGAGGGTGTTCCCCTCCCTCACCCAGCCACCCACCAGCGGGGTTGTCTCGGCGGCGGCATCAAACGTCACCAGGTCAGTCCAGCCCGAGAGGGCCACGTAGCCCTGGATCTTGCCGGTGCGGAAGTTGGCCCCTAAGAAGCAGAACCCGATAGTGTCGTTTCCGGGCCCGCTATCGTCGAAGGCCCCCAGGCCGTCATCAAGCTTGAACGCGATCTGTTGCTCACCGGTGTCTGTTGAGCGCCACCGGACCCGTGGTGTCGGGCTCTCCGCGGGGAAGATACGCTCAACAGGGAAGCCGTAGCGCGCATCGTAGTTGTACTCATCGCCGCTGAAGGCGGGGCCGTCAGCAGCCCGAATCGCGGCACCCCCATCAACCCACGCCTTGAACCCCAAGCCCGGGTAGTAGGCGGGGAATAGGTCATCGGGGTTGGTGAAGCCGTCGTGCAAACCCGGCCCGACAGTGCCCCCAGTGATCGCGTGCCACTCGTACCAGTATACGTCTGCTGTCGCGGCACCCGTGGCGACTACGCCCCAACGGATCAGATTGCTCCCGACCGGGACGCCGCTGTTGCTCACCGTTCCCGCGGGGCCGGCCGTCCACTCACGATCGGCGTTGTGGCTGCGCGTCCGGTACCAGGTCGCGACCTTGCCTTTCCCGAGCGCGATGATGATGTCGATCTCTTTAGCGACGAACACTAGCGATCCAACGTTCGCGGCTGCGGTTCGATCGTAGACGGAGAACCCAGCGACGTCGAAGCGGACCGCGATGTCATAGCCGCTGACCCCGTCGTCCAGCCGGACGCGGATGTTGATCCGGTCAGCGGCGTCATCACCCCCGGCGTTCACCTCCAGCGTGTGACGGACGATGAGGCCCTCGTCGACAGTCGCCGTCGGGGTGATGCTGTAGCGCCGGGTCTCCCCGGCCGCGCACACCAGCTCCAGCCGGGCGTTGGCGAGCTGCTCGGTAGTAGCCACTCCAGCGCCAGTCCAGACGGTGTCGCCAGGCAGATCCCAGGGCAGGCCCACCTGATCCCATGTAGAACGGGTGGCGTCCTTGCGGGCGTCTCGCGTGCCCGGCATCGTCACCTGGGATGCTCCCCCCAGGTACAGCGCAGACAAGCTGGCGCCCTCGGTTCCCGGGTTGGCGGCGTGGTTGCAAACCACCACGATACGGCCCTCACTCTCGGCCGCCGAGAAGTTGACCGGGTGCGTCGTCGTCACCGCTGGCGGGTTGGTGGGGTCCGCTTGATACCAGACCCCGTCGGTCTTCGCGATCAGGATTGATGTAGACCCCAACGACTCCCAGGTCTCCCCCAGGTCGTAGGACCGCGCGATCGTGCACCAGTTGTAGTAGTTGGTGAGGCCGGCATCGAGTACGATTCGCGAGAGGACGTACAACGCCCCGTCCGAAGCGATCAGTGCGGCTCCGTCGCCGTCTACCAGGTAGTCGAGGCCTGCGTCTGGCTCTCCGTGGTAGATGTAGGGCTCGTTTATACGTTTCTCCTCGGCCGTCGAGAACGGTTGAAACGCTCCAGCCAACACGCGGACAGCGCGAAGATCGGGCCCCGTATCTTCACCGATGTAGGCCACAACGAACGCGGTCCCTATTGATAGGACAGATGGGAACGCTACCCACAGGAGGTCGGGCCCAGCCTCGACCTGGTCGAAGCGGCCGCCGAACGAGTCGGAGGCGTACTGGAAATACCGGTCTCGTGTATTGGATGCCCCGTTGTAGATGACGTCGACCATCAGGAGCACCTGGCCACCCATGTACGCCATCCGCATCCGGCGCCAGAGGTAGCCGGTGCTGGCGTCGTTACTGATGGGCGTCCGCAGCGCTCCGGTGCTCACCAGGGACCACGACGTCCCCTTGTCGGTGGAGCGGTAGACCCTGACGTTCTCTTCGTCCTGCGCGCTCTCAACGTAGCGGTGCGCCGCGATCAGCTCGTCACCCGGGAGGACGGCCAGACAAGGCAGGTAGTCCGCTGTGAGCGTCACATCAGAGCGAACCGTTGTCGCTGACGACCATGATCCGCCAGGGGTACGAGTCTTCACCCGAAGACGCTGGAAGCCCGAGATCGCATCCTGGTAGATCACCACCAGCGTGCCATCGGACAGCGTGACGATGTGTGGGTCCTTGGTCGCTGTGATCGTCGTGACCGCATTGACCCACTCCAGGGCCTCGTAGCCTGTGATCACGTTTGGGACGTCTCTGCCGCGGTACTCCGTGGAGCCGTCGGCAGCCTCGCGCCACACGAACCCACCGCCGCCCGGGCCTGGGTGTCCAGGCTCCTGCGTCTGGATGCGCAGCGACTGTGCCGCAGTCATGGAGCCCGCGGGGGCCAGCACCAGGCGGGTATCCAAGCTCTGCGCCTCAACCTCACCGGGCTGGGGATCAGCCTGGGTGTAGTTGCTCTGCTCCTCCCAAACCTCGGAGATCCGCGGGTCTTGAATCAGCAGGCCGCGCCAGGTTGTGCCGGTCTTGTCGGTCGCCATGTCAGACCTCCCGCTGACCGATTCGGCGCGACCCTCGGATCGAGCGCGACAGGCTTCCGCCTCGCCTGACCTCCGCAGAGTAGAAGCGATCGAAATGTCGGTAGGTCGGGACAGGGACCACGGTGAGCCCCCCGCCCGAGTCTCCACGATTCAGCCTCTCCACGCCCCGTTCACCCAGCGCAGAGACCGCGGAGCGGTTCAGCACGGCCTCACCGGGCAGGGCTCGGATCGGCACCTGGTCAGGAGCTGACGTCACCATCCCGCCGCGGCCGATGATGCCGCCTACGTCGAACGATGTGGGCTGCGCTGCGGCCTTGGCGAGCTGTGCACCGCCAGTGATCGCGGCCAGCGCCATACCTGGGATCGCTGCCGGAAACCCCTTCTCCATCTCCTTGGTGATGGCGCTGGCGGTGGAGCCGATAATCTGCATCATCGACAGGGCACGGGCCACCCGAGCGGCCCGCTCTGCGGCCTGTTCTGCCTGCCGTTGGCGCTCCTTCTCCGCTGCGGCCTGTTCCTGCAGGATGGCGATCTTCGCCTCCGCAGCGTCCCGCTCACGTGTGGAAGACGCCGTAGTCAACTCGGTCTGCGCCTCATCGAGGGCCGTCAGGATGTCCTCATGGCGCGCTGCAGACTCCTCAGCCCGCTGCTCGGAGGCCTGCGAGTTCTCCGCAGCCAAGCCGCCGAGGGCTGCAACAGAGGCTGTCGCCATACCCATGACCTCCCGCATCCGCTCCCGCATCTCCTCGGCGGCTCGCGCGGCGTCCTCCATCGCCAGCCGCTCAGCCTCAGATCGCGCCTCAATCATCGCCAGGTGGATGCGCTCGTTCTCCTGCCGAATCGTCGCGATCTGCTGCTCACGCTCCAACTCTACGGCGGACGCCTTAGCCTCCCGCTCCTCCAGGCTGACGCCAGCCTCCTCCATCTGCGCGATGAGGCTGAGCTTGCGCTCATACTCCGCTTGGATGGCCTTCTCTCGCTGTGCCAGGGCATCGGAGGCGGTACCGAGGTTGCGCATCAGCGCCTCCTCGCGTGCCATCGCCTGGACCCGCGCGGCGGCCGCCTCATCGTAGGTCGCCTGCGCGCGCAGGATCGCCATCTCCTGATCTGCGAGAGCGGCATCCACAGACGTCAGCGCGCCGGCCTGGGCCTGGGCGGCAGCGATCGACGCAGCGCCGAGTTGGCCTTCCAGGTCGCGCTGGGCATTAATCAGGGTGATCAGGCGAGAGCGCTCCTCGCGTTGGTCGCTGATGGCGGCAGCGGCGGCGGCGGCGGCCTTGGTCGCCTTGTCGGTCATCTCGATGTCTTGGATGCCGACTGCGATCAACTCCCCCATGTCCGCGATCGCCTGCGCTCGCTGCCCTTCCAGCTTCTCCAGCTCGTGGCGCTCCTTCTTGAGCGACTTCGCGCGCGACTTGGCTGAAGCCTGAAGCTGCTGGGAGCCCCGAGCGGTGGCACCTGCCACCATGTCTCCAGAGTCAGCAGCGGCCGCGGCGGAGGCGGCCGCTGCGTCGTAGGACCGCTTCGACTTGTCGACGGCGAGCTGCTGCGCCGTGATCTGCGTGGTCAACTCCTGGAGTCGCGGGCTGGCCTCGATCAGCGCCGCGCGCCGGACGGCCATGATCTCGCGCTCTTTCTCGCTGACCTTCCCCAGCGTGACGAGCAGATCCTCCCTGGCACTGCGGATCTTGTCCACCATGGTGCGGTGGTGCCCGGTCGCCGCGGCCACCGCGGCAGTGTTCGCCTTCAGCCGCTCTGTGCGTTCGGACCACACCTTGTACGCCGCGCCAGCGGCGGCAGCGGCGAGCGCCATCGCGCCCAGCACCGGAAGCGCAGCGCGGCCCATCCGGATCATGCCCTCGATGCCCGCACCCATCTCGGCGACCACGATCGCGGCGTCCTCGAGCTCGGGGACGAACAACCCGACCGCCCCGCCGACGCCCTTGATCGCGGCGTCGGCGTCGCCGGCCGCCTCCTCGACTCCACGCAGGCTGCCCACCGTGTCCTTGCCGCTCTTCTTCAGGCGGGCGTTAGCAGCCTTCGCGGCCTTCTCGGCTTTGTTGACCTGCTTCTCCAGAGCGATGAGCGCCTGCTGCGCGGCCTTCTCCGTCATGTTCGGGAGCTTCGCCAGCTCCCGCCGCAGCTTGGAGAGGTCGGCCCCGAGTTGGAGGGTAGTCTCAGCCATCGACCGCCTCCTGCAGATGCTGGGCGAGGAGCGTGGGCAATTCCTTCTTCAGCAGCTTGCGGGCGGCCTTCACCGGCTCTCGCGCGTGGACCTGCAGTGGCGAGCGGTAGCGGCCCCCGGCGTAGAGGCTATTCTTCCCGATCTTCTTGCTCTTGATGTGTCGGGTGCGCCGGAGCGGGTTGTGGAGCACCGCCTCCACAACGAACGTCCCCGGGTGCACCCGCAGGGTCTGTTTCCATGCGCGCAGGGAGTCGCCAGACTTCACCGGCCAGTTCGGGCGGATCTCCTGGTTGAGGATGCGTGAGGCCTCGGCGTCCATGCGATCGGCCAGCGGTCCCAGCAGGCTCCGGATCTCCCGCTCCAGGCCGTCGGCCAGCGGTCCGGTGATGGTCACCTCGGAGCGCCCCTTGCCCACCTTGATGGCCATCATGTCACCCCCGGCAGGCTGGCGAACCAGTTCCGTCCTGCGGCGGTGCCCTTGACCTGACGCTTGAGCGGCGCGGTCGGGGCTGGCGCCGCGGCCGGTGGGCCATGGCGTTCCTCACCCGTCACGGTGAACAGGCCGCGGATATGGGCATAGGCCAACACGTCGATTCGCTCCCGGCGGGTGAGGTTGTGGAACCAGCGAGGGTGGTCGCCGTAGGTGAGGGAGAGGTGGAGGGCTACGAGGTCGTTGGCCCCCCCAGGGCTCCGGAAAAATCCTCGCGTGTCGAGGCCTCTGCGGAGGGGAGGAGGACATCATCGACGATGGCGTTGCAGGCGTCGCGGCAGGCGGCCTGGATCTCGTTGTGGGTCCAGCCTCGACCGCGGAGCTCGCGGTAGACCGTCGCCGCGTAGGCCCCCAGCCTCTCGGGATTGCCGGCGTAGCGAGCCTTGGGTTGGCAGCTCTCCGGAAGGCAGAGTCCAAGGGCGGCCCAGCCGATGCGAGCGTAGGCGGCGAGGTTGTCGCCCCTGCCCTGCGCTTCTGCCAGAGTCAGCGCGATGTCCGCGCGGTGGTCGAAGGGGGGCGGCTGGAGTTGGACCAGCCTACCGCCGAGTGTGACTGTGGTGGATTCCATGAGGGGGCCTCGTCATGGGGTGATGGATCAGCCGGGGGTCACGTCGCCAAAGGTGGTTCCCGAGATCGAGAAGGTGTTGTTAGGAGATCCCTCCGCGATGTCGATGGAGCAGACGCAGTTCTCAAGGACCAGCGAATGGTCAGCGGCGTCGCCGTGGATGATGCCGGCGATGGTCCACGTGAACTTCAGCGCCCATACCTCAGCGTTCGCGCCCAGCGTCGAGACGCCCCCAGCGAACGCGCCGGTCTTGTTGATGGCGTCGAACAGGGTTTTTTCGGTGCCGTCGCTCAGGTCGGTGAAGTTCGCGGTGAAGCCGAACGTGGGCGGCTCGAAGTTGGTCTTCCGGGCCGCGTGGAATGATCCTCGGTCGAGGATCATCTCCACCGCCGTCTGCCCCTCCCGGAAGCCGGAGCCGGAGAAGTCCCCGGCCTCGTACTGGACGGTGACAGCGATGGGCGTGCCCGTCCCGTCCTCAATGAGGAGGGTGCCGTCGCGGAAATTTTTGGGGACGTTGGAGATAGCCATGGTGGACTCCTACTGAAGAGCGATGTGGTGCTGGATGCGGAAGACGGTCTCGGTGCCCAGCCACCCGTCGGCGATCTCGACGGGGGATCGCATCTCGGTGAGGGACAGGTTGAGATCAACGAGTGACATCCCGAAGACCGCCTGCACCACGGTCTCTCGATCGTCGAGGGTCTCGTCGTAGGATGCGATCTGGTCTTTCGGGCGGCTCCGGTTGAGCATCAGGACCGCGAGATTCCAGGCGATGAAGGCGCCCTCCGTCAGTCGCTGCCGACCGCCCGCCGACGCTGCCGATCGCACCTGCACCGCGAACGCGCGGTGGGCGAACCGGTTGGGGGTGGCCGCGAGGCGTTCGTACCCGATCGGTGACTCCGTGGCGTCAGAGAGCGCCCCGGCCACCGCAGCGGCAGCGCGCTGCCGAACCTCGGACTGCCTCAGTGCGGCCATCGATCCGCCTGCTCACCGCGGCGGCAGAGCATCGTGGTGCGCCGCGCCGGTCGCCGCCGCTGTGCGTTGTCGGCCTGCCCTGAGTCGTCGCTGTCGTAGATGAAGTTCAGGCGGCCCCAGGCGCTGCCCACCTGGTTCTCGTAGCTGTCTGCCAGTCCCTCCCACGTCCCGTCGCCAGCGGTGGTGCTGAAGTGTCGAAACACCAGTTCGAGCGCCCTGAGTAGGTGGACCTCGCGGAACGAGCTGGGCGACATGACCAGGTTTGGGCGGTTCTCCAACTCCAGGAGGCGGCTCTGAATCCAGGCCCACGACTCGTCAAGGAAATCTTGGTAGTTCGTGCCGCTGCTCACCAGCGCGGCGCTGGCCGCCGGGTCCAGGTCCGGGTGCCGCCGGAACAGGTCGGCGTCGGTGACCACCGGGTACAGTCGCTCGCGGACCAGGGCGGCATCGTTGGGGAACACCCGCGGCGTCCCGGCGATCGTCAGGCTCCACTCCATCCGCCAGCCCAGGCCCAGGCTCATCGTCGCCGGGAGGGTGGCAGAGGGAACGGTGTAGCTGGCGATGCCGCCGACGAGTGGCGCCGGCTGAGCGTCGACGATGGCCGTTTTTGACGCGTCGTAGATGGTGATCGTGCCGTCGGCGTCGGGAGCGACCACGGCGCCCGCGTTGTAGATCGGGCACCGCAGCGCGTTGGCGCGTGCTCGCTCCAGCAGGTCCGGCATGAGGAACCGGGCCGTGTAGTGCGTGGTGTCCGCTCCCGACATAGATCAGCCCTGGTTGGCCAGCGGCGGCGGGGGCTCCTGCCCGCTCCGCACGCGGCGCTCGTAGTCGCGGGCGATCGCCCGCACCTCACGCTTCACGCGCGGCAGGTCGCACGCGGGCCGGCCCTTCATCTCCTGCCGGATCATCCGGTCCACCGTCCGGCGTACGCCTCGGATCTCGCCCATCTCAGGCCGCCGTCGGCTTGATCTCGACCCTCTCAGGGAAGAGGGCATCGAGGCGCGCGTCGACGGCGGCCTGGTCGATCTTGATGGGTGCGGACATGGTCAGCCCTCCTCGGGCTCAGCGGCGGGCTGCCGGGGGCGAGCCCTGCGGTTGAAGGCGTCGAGCTTCGACGCGAGCATCTCGGCGTCGCGCTCGGCGGCCGGGTCGTTCCTGCCGCGGGCTGCGCGCTTGGCGTGCAACCGGCGCAGCTTGGACTGGAGGCCGGCCACGATACCGGGGTGCGGGGCGCCCAGGATCTCGTCGCGGACGCGACGCAGGAACGCGTGATAGCCCTCGCCATCGCGGGTCACCTGGGATCCAGTGCCGACCTTGAACAGCCGGCACCACCGCATCAGGTGGATGCGGCCCTTCTGGCCGACGTAGCTGTGGACGTACCCGGTGAAGGTATCGCCGAACGCGATCACCTGGATGGTCCGCGGCACTACCACCCAGCCCTGCTTGCGGGCGTGGGAGATCGCTCCATCGGGGTCGCCGTAGATCGCCCTGGTCTCAGCGTCTCGCACCTGGTGTACGCCGCCGACTCCGGGCTGGTGGGCCAGGGTCCGAAGCGCCGGCAGAATCTCCGGACCGTCCTCGGTGAGGAAAATGTCCCACGAGGTGGGGTTAGCCAGCAGCGTGAAGTCGCACTTCGGCGGGTACCGGTGCAGGTCGCGCTGGATCTGCTTGTGGACGACGGGCTCTTCGCCTCCCGCAGGGACGGCCGGTGTGTGGCGCGGCGGGGAAGCGGGGTCGCTGGCGGGCAGGGTGCTGGGCATCGTCGGGGCCTCCGATGCGGGTGAATCAGCCTCCGCTACTGGGCAGAGACGATGGTGCGGAGCCGGTCACCCTCAATGGTGACCGTGCCCACGCTGTAGTGGGAGACGATCGCGGTCAGCCGGCCCTTCTCGTCGCGGGTCTCGGCGACGCGGATCACGACCCGGCCGGACGCTCCAGGGATGTCGAGCAGCACGAACTGTGAGCGCACGGCGGGGGCCTGGGGCTCCTCCTGGTAGCCGAGGGCGCCGTAGCCCCACATGCCGCCGCCCCAGTCGGCGTTGGCGTTGAGGCCCTGCACCTGGTTCGACGTCGCGACGTCGATCCCGTTGTAGGAGCCCTTCATCCCCTCGCCGCGGAGCTGCTGCATCTGCACAGACGACGGCCGCCACTGGGTCAGGCCGCTCCGGCCCTCGAGGTCGCTTTGCCAGTCGGTGAATTGTTTCGGCTTCAGGGTGCACATGTACGGCCCCGGCACCAGCGCCTGCTCCAGCGCGAACTGCGCCGCCAGGAAGGTGTCATGGGTCATGTCGACGCCGGTGGATCCCACCTGCGTGCCGCCGTCGATCTCCTGCGCCAGCAGGTTCGTCAGCGTCATCGCGGCGCTCATCACGCCGTCCTGGCCCAGTCGCATCGGGTTCAGGATGCCGGTGGGGTCGCGGCGGCGGGAGACGTCGGAGACCTCGCGCGACAGCCCGTAGTCGGCGGGCGACACGGTGTAGGTCGCGGTCGTCAGCGCGGTGTTGCTGATCGAAGCGTTCTCGGCGACGGACGACATGATGTCGGCGCCGTCGAGGTCCACCACGGCGCCGGTGAGGCTACCGGCCAGGGTCATGCCGACGATGTCGTCGCCGATGCGGACCAGGCTGGGGTGGTTGCGCAGGCTGTAGCGGGAGGCCAGACCGAGCAGCGCGACGCGGCGTGCAATGACGCTGGCGCTGATGAGGTCTGCCGGCCCCGGATCGGTGGTGGAGTACAGCTCATTAGCCATAGCGGGTGCTCCGATGAAAACGCGTGCGTGAAGCCATTCGCGTTTTACGGGGGCGACCCGTGGCTATGAACTGAGGCTATCTCCCTCGCTGACAGGTGTCAACCAGACGTTCCGCCGCCGGCCCGCTGCTGCAGCTCCTGCAGGATCAGCGGGTTCCGCGTGAGGCCCAGCCCCGGATACCGGGCGTCGATGGCCGGTACCGCATCCAGGAACTGCTGGTGGGTCATGTTCGCCAACACCTCCGGCGTGAGCGCCTGCTGCGCGTGCTGGTGCTGGATCGCGCCTTGGTTCGTGGGCGGGAACTGGGCGGCCGGCTGGCGCTGCTGCGCTGGAGGTTGCCGCTGGGCGGGGGGCTGGTTGGCCGGCGGCGAATGGATCGCGCCCATCTGCGTGAAATGCGGCCGGAGCAGCGCGGGGGCGGAGGTGGGGTCGGCGCGGAGCCCCGCGATCCATGCGTCGCGCTCGGGGCGGCCCTGCTCGGGGATCCCCTGGTACGCCTGCTCGATGGCGCTGACGACGCCGTTGTCGGTGATCCCCGTGGCACCCGCGATCTGCGTGTAGGTGTCGAAGCGGCCCTCGGCGGCGGTGGCGCGGGTGGTGGCTTGCTGGAGCTGCTGGGACAGCGTGTCCACGGTGGCTCCGCGCTGCTGCGCCGCGGTGAGCTGCGCCTCCATCTGGGCGAGTTGTGCGGTCAGGGAGTTCTTCTCCGCAACGACGCTGCGGAAGCGATCGTAGGGGATGGTCTGGGGGGCGGAGGCGCCCCCAGCGGGCGGGGTTGCGGGAGGAGTGGCGGGCAGGGTCTGGGTGGGGTCCGTCATAGGGGCCTCTGGTGGTGGGACGGGTGATCAGCGAGCGAGTGTGCGCTCTGCGTCGATGGTGGCCAGCTCCTGCCGGGCCTCCTCGATACTCATGCCGGGGTTGATCTCGAGCATGGCTTGCACGCGGGTCATCAGGCCGTCGGCGACCAGCTCGCGAACGTGATCGCGGCGGGACTTCAGCTCGTCGGGCGACAGTGGGATGCGGGCGTGGGCGACGGTGTACCCACCCTCGGGCAGATCGCCGCCGATGACGCGGTTGCGGAACGCCGCGGCCAGCGCAACCAGGCGCTCGTCACCGTCGCGGAAGGTGGCGGCGAACCGGCGCTGTGCGGCGCGCTTGCCCTCGTTGGTGAGCGAGATCGCGACGCCAGACCGGGCTGTGCCGCCCAGGCGTTGCACGTCGGACGGTGGCACCCCAGCGTCTTGGGCGACGCGGGCCACCATGTTCGACAGCGTCTCCTCCAGCTCCTTCGGGTCGCCGCCCGGGCTGAACTGGCTGACGAGCGGCTGGCCGTCGTAGGAGTCGGCCTTGCGGAAGTGCAGGAAGCTGGCCGGGTCGGTGT